AGGACAAAGTTAATATGTCTAATCTATGCCAAGAAATTACATTACCTACAGACCCTATTGAACATATAGATGGTGATGGTGAAATCGCATTATGTATTTTAAGTGCAATCAATGTAGGACTATTAAAGAATTTAGATGAGTTAGAAAGTTTATGCGACTTATCAGTAAGAGCATTAGAAGAGATTATAGACCATCAGAAGTATCCAGTAAGAGCTGCTGAAATCTCTACAAAGGCACGAAGAAGTTTAGGTATTGGTTATATCGGACTTGCACATTATCTAGCGAAGAAAGGTTTTAATTATGACCAAAAGCTGGCGTGGAAAGAAGTTGATAAACTAACAGAAAGTTTCCAATACTACCTGTTGAAAGCAAGTAATGAAATTGCAAAAGAAAAAACAAAGTGTGATTACTTTGACAGGACAAAATATTCAGATGGTATCTTACCTATTGATACTTACAAAAAAGAAGTTGATGAGATTGTAAATCGTAAACTCAGCTTTGATTGGGAAGCATTAAGAAAAGATATTATGCAATATGGGCTAAGACACAGCACTCTCTCCGCTCAAATGCCTTCTGAATCATCTAGCGTGGTTTCCAATGCTACAAACGGCATTGAACCACCTAGAGATTATCTATCAGTTAAGAAGAGTAAGAAAGGTACATTGAAACAAGTTGTACCTGACTATGCAAGACTAAAGAATAACTATACTTTATTATGGGATATGAAGAGTAATGAAGGTTATATAAATATCGTTGCAGTAATGCAGAAGTATTTTGACCAAGGTATATCAGGTAACTGGTCATACAATCCAGAACTTTTTGAAGAAAACCAAGTTCCTGTATCTACAATGGCACAAGACTTGTTAAATACATATAAGTATGGTTGGAAAACATCTTACTATCAAAACACTTATGACGGTAAGAAAGAAGATGAACCTATGCACCCTATGACTTATGATGAACAAATCGTAGGTAGTGTTAATCTTCAACCAGAGCAAAACAAGAATGTCTTACAAGACACACAAACAGAAGTTTCGGTTCCTGTCGTAGAAGATGACGGTGAATGTGAAGCTTGTAATATTTAAAGAATAAGAGGAAATAAAATTGAGCAATACGGTATTCAATAAAGGAAAATCAATAGACTACACTAAACAACCTATGTTTTTTGGTGAGGAACTACAGGTTCAAAGATACGATAATATGAAATATCCTATCTTTGATAAACTTACACAACAACAATTAGGTTTTTTCTGGAGACCTGAAGAAGTATCTTTGCAGAAAGACAGGTCTGATTGGTCAGCATTAAGACCAGAACAGAAGTTTATCTTTACATCTAATCTAAAATATCAAACTATGTTAGATAGTGTACAAGGTAGAGGTCCGTGTCTTGCGTTTTTACCTTTCGTATCATTACCAGAACTAGAAGGCTGTATTGTAACCTGGGACTTTATGGAAACAATTCATAGTAGAAGTTATACATACATTATTAAGAACTTGTATTCAGACCCAGCAGAAATATTTGATACTATTATAACAGATGAAAAGATTGAACGAAGAAGTAAATCAGTAACCAATGCCTATGATGACTTTATCACTACAGGTATGAAACATCAATTAGGTAATAAAGTTGATGAGTATGATTTAAAAGAAAAACTATGGAGAACACTTGTAACCGTAAACATATTAGAAGGTTTAAGATTTTATGTTTCTTTTGCTTGTAGTTTTGCATTTGGTGAACTAAAACTTATGGAAGGTAGTGCAAAGATTATCTCTTTTATTGCTAGAGACGAATCACAACACCTTGCCGTATCACAAAGAATTATTAATAACTATCGTGGTCCTGAAAACGATAAGGTTATGAATAAGGTTATAAAAAATAATGAAAAGTTTGTTGAACAAATGTACAAAGACGCAGTAGAAGAAGAGAAGCGTTGGGCAACATATCTATTCTCAAAAGGTTCTATGGTAGGACTTTCTGAAAAGTTATTACACAATTATGTAGAATGGACAGCAAACAAAAGAATGAAAGCAATTGGTATTAAACCAATCTATGAACAAGGTAATGCTAATCCTTTACCGTGGACTGAACATTGGTTTAACAGCAGAAGTTTACAAAACGCACCACAAGAGACAGAAATAGAAAGTTATGTTATCGGTGGTATCAAACAAGATGTTGAAAAAGACCAGTTTAAGAAATTTAAATTATAATGGAAAAAGCAAAATACGAATGTCCTCATTGCGAAGAGGAGTTTACAATATCGTGGAAAAATGACGAACTGGAACCAATAACTTGTCCGTTTTGTGGAGGCTCAATAGACGAACCTGAAGATGATGTTTTAACAGAGGATACCACAGATGACGAAGATAATTGGAATTGATTACTCATTAACTTGTCCTGCTGTATGTGTTGTTGATGAACGACCATTAGTAGACGACCCATTACAGAATTGTAAGTTTTACTACTTAACAACCGTTAAGAAATATGAAGGTGTATTTTTAGATGGTAAGATAGTAGGAAATCTTATGCCTGAATGGAATACTGAACAAGAACGACACGATAAAATTAGTGATTGGGTATTCAGTAAGAGTGTAGGACATACAATAAATCCTAGAGTGTTTATTGAAGATTACTCATTTGGTAGTAAAGGTAGAGTATTTAACCTTGCAGAAAATACTGGTTTATTAAAACATAAGTTATACAAGAAAGGTATCAAGTTTGATACCGTAGTGCCTAGCGTAGTAAAGAAACTTGCTACAGGTAAAGGAAACGCAGACAAAGAGAAAATGTACGATAAGTTTTACGAGGAAACAGGTGTAAATCTTATGGAACATTTAGACCAACAAACTCTCAAAAATCCTGTTACCGACATAGTAGATAGTTATTTTATAGTGAGGGGCGGCTATGACCAGTATATGGAAAAAGATAAAAAATAAAGACAGGTGGATAGGACTTGCAATCGCAGTTTCTTCCGTATTCATCTTATCAGAAGCAAATGTAGACACACAATGGCTAGGTTGGTTTTTATCAATTATAGCGTGTATGATGTGGGTCTGGTTTGGATATAGAGATAAAGATTATCCTAGAGCATTGATGGAATTGATGTATTTACTACTATCTATGAGAGCAATGTACAACTGGCTTATCTAAAAAGTCAGTAAAATCAACAAAAAAACTTCAAAAATAACCAAAAAAGTGCTTGACATACTATTAAAAGTATGGTATTATGTATATATGATGAAAAAACACACTATACAAAACACACTAAAATGGTTAGGAACCTTCACTTTGATACTTGGAACAGGTATTAATTCACTTGGAATATACCCTTTAGGCCCTCTAGTAATGGTGCTAGGAGGGTTGATATGGTGTATCGTAGGTATTATGTGGAAAGAACTATCCTTAATAATCACAAATTTGACACTTTCTATCGTTTCAATCGTTGGAATATGTTATAAATTAGGGTATTTATTTTAATAATATGCTCGTTTTTTGCTTGACAATGATTGCGAAATGATGTATTATATGAGTATGAATAAGACAAAAGAACAATTAAATAACAAAGGAGAACCACACTATGAGTAAAGTAATGCAATACTATTGGGACGAAGCTGAAAAAGCAGTAGACAAACTTTTAGAGAAATATACTAAAGGTGATATTGACTACAACAAATGTAAATCTGAAATCTTAAAAACAGATGGTATTGACTTGATGTCAATTGATGAGTACAATGTTGATGAAGTAATAGAAACTGCTGAAAACAATTCAGGTTTATTCGCTTAATGAAAAATTATAAAGATAAAAAAAGAAATAAATTTGAGAGAAAACTAGACGAATACAATCACACTATGGAATTTATTAGAACTATCATACCGATTGCAATTTTAGTTTTACAAGTAATAATCTTGGTGAGGTTGACTTAATGATTACTAGTTTTTTTATAATGATGTTTACAATGATGACTATAATAATACTATTGAGAAAGGTACTATCATAATGATGACAAAAGGTTCTAGTTTAAATTTAGTTTACGGTATTGAATACTATGATGAAGAAGATATGGAATACTTCCACATCTATCACACTATCTTTAGAAATGTTCCTTTAAGTCAGTTGAATAGACTAAACGACAAAGAATTTCAAAAAAGAATTAAAACCTATTGCGACAAACACTATACAGAAAGTGCTGTAAACGCTACAGGTAGTAGTAAAGTTGAAATGATACACGGCGACAAGTATTATGAAACTTACGAAGATGTATTTGGTGAAGATGTTGTTATAGATAAAGACAACGCTTTATTTAACGATTATGGTCAACTATGGAATGGTAGACAATTCTTTAAATACGATTTTGCACCAATGTTAACACAACAATATGAACACAAACATTTGAATAAACTAGTAGGAGGATATAAGAATGATAATTAATGTAGGAGATACAATTTTAGGTAATCACGGAAGAACTGGCGAGATAATTAATATCGGTATCGCAACAGAAAAAACTGATATTGCGGCTGAGAACGACACAAGTTTGAATGCCCAAACATATGATACAGATTTAAACTATACAGGTGCTGTTACCTATTCAGGAGAGACAGGAACACACTGGTGTTATTTTAGTCAGATTGAAGACAACCTGACCGAGAAGAATAAGAGTGATATAGATATTAGTATCAATTTAGAAAACGATAGCAAAGAGGGTAAGTAGAAAAAATGATTGATGTAATGACGGTCATTGAAGAACTAAAAGAAATCAAAGACCAACTTCAAAGTGGCAATGTACCAATGGCCATTAAGAAGGTTGATGAAGGTATTGCATATAGAGAAAAAGAAGTCGCAGACTTTGAAGCTGAATATGCACCAAAAGACACTAACAAAATGCCATTAGGAGATTTAGCAAATGATCCTTTTGACGATATAAGATAAGGAGACAATATGCAAGACGCTATGTTTACAATCATATTACTTTCTATTGTAGGAGGCGGTATGGTTTATATGCTCATTGAGTTATCATCTTGTAGAAAGATATGTAATAACTTAATGAAGAATATTAAGAGTTATATTAGAAAATCTGAAAAGAATAGTCAGATGGAATTACCTCTTAAATTTAAAAAGAAACAGCAAGTACATTACTTGACTGGAAAAAGAAAGAAGAAGAAAAGTGCAAAAAAGTAGTAAAATCCCAATGAGCAATCATACACGGGACTATCCCAAACCCTCTACAGCGCCCTCTAGGCCCCTCGTTTTTCCTAAAAATAGTGTAAAATGTGGGTTTATTGGCAGCTTGACAACTAATCAGGTTTGTGATACTATTATATCAATTAATGAAAATGGGAGGACTTAATTATGTTTACATACACAAAAGAAATGATGTTTAGTGAATTTAAGACGGCGACAATCAAAGACCAAAAAGGTAAGAAAGAGAAATACGACAATCGTATTGCTTTCTTAAAAGAAATGAAATCATTGAAGAAAGAACATCCTTCTTCTATGAGAAATATAGGTATCAAACAAACACAATTTGATAATTTGATACTTGCATATCAGGCACCTAATCCTAGAGACCACTTCTATTTAAAAGTGTTTGGTAAAACTTATGCAGAACAAAAAGCATTTGAGAGTAAACAATATGGCAAAGACAAAAGCGACTTACTTAACTAAAGATATGCGAAACCAGATAGCAAGAACAAAACATTTGAAATGGTTGAAGTCTATCGGAGTTAAGTTAGATAGTCAAGGTAGAGTGATTAACGAGTTTAAAGGTTATCCTTTTCCTGACTATTCAGTAAGACCTTCAATACCTTGTAGTAATAATATTATTGCAGGTGCTACGAAGAGAGAGGTATTGAAACCTAAATTACCTGCAGGAAAAACAATTAGTATTGCATACAACAAAGGTAACTACCAAGTTGTAGACATTGCTGATATTAAAACAATGGGAAGGAAAGTATGAACAAGATACTTATATTATGCGTAATCGTATTTGGCATATCAAGTGCCAATGCGAATGAGACAAAGACTATAACACCACAAGAGTTTGGTAATGCAGTAGTTGAAATGCCAGGCAAAGTAGTCGTTTTCTTAACTAACGAAGTTGAGAAGACAAAAGAATATCAAGCTGAAAGTTGGGCAAATGCAAAACAGCAAACTGCTCAAAATTGGGCACAACTTAAATCGTTGTTTGGAGTTAAGTAGTCAGATGGATTTTCATCTAACTTCTGCCAATGACGGCACTTTCTTAATCAGACCTATAACAGCGAGAGCTGAGGTCTGGTGGAAAGATAATGATATGAGAAAAAAATATGTAGTTGATAATACGGCACAAGACTTCTGTATTATTGATAGTAAAAACCAAAGAAAGGTATGTGATGAAATTAGAAAAAATAATTTTGATTTTAGTAATTAGTTTTACACTTGGTGCCTGTAGTACAAAACACCAAGATGTGAACAACACTAAAGGATTTAATTTTAACAGAAGTCATTTAGGTGCAGTAGTCGGTGGTACTACAGGTGCTATGACTTGTGTAGAACTTTTATCACAAGACCCTTATGTGGCGGCTGCGTGTGCTGTAGTAGGTGCATTTGCCGGTGCTGAATTACTATATGATAGTGATTATGATTTACACAATGCAGTATTTGTAGACCATTTAAACAATGGTCCTGGTAGTGCAAGTTATAGTAATTGGTTAAATAGTAAAACAGGTAGTAATGGTACTATAAAGATTAACAGAAGTTATGCACAAGGTCCTATTATCTGTAAAGAGTACGAAAGTAGTTTTAATATTAAGAACTCTTGGCCTGTTGTTGGTATCGCAAACAATGATATTGATACAAGGTTTGGAGTTGTATGCCAAATGCCTGATGGTAGATGGGTGGAGAAACGATAATGGCAAAGCAAGTTTATTCTTCACACGACTGGAGAAAAAATACAGATGACGCCGTTGTTGTTGATGAACACGGAACAATAATAAGACCTGTTAATGATTTGAAAGTCAAATTTACAGACCCTAAAAGTTTTAAACCATACGAAGTAGATGTATCAAGGCTTATTAGAGTATTTGTAAACAATCAAACAGAAATGAGAAAGAGTATAAAATGATGACACCTTTGAGAATAACTTTATATATGACTATGATTGCATTAGTTGTATTTTTTACAAACATTGCATATGCAGTAGATGAAGATTTGTTTGTTAAAGAAATCTTACCTAAACCTATTACTTACAAAGAAGAGAGCCAAGTAAATAGTGCTCCTGTAGACAAAGTATATATATCTGATACACACGAAAAGGTAGAACAGAAATTAAAAGAATGGAAACACAATGAAGACAATGGTATACTTTCTTCAAAAGTTTTAGATAGATTTGAAAGAGACGGTCAATGGTGTTTCATTAAGATTGTTATAAGAGAATTAGACGATAAGACTATTGTAAAAGAAGAAATTATGGAATGTGCTGATACTGAACACGGTAGAACAGACAAAGAAAGAATTAAAGAACTGGAGAAAATGATAGAGTTAGAGAAAGCAAAGAAACCTGGTTATTGGGAACTATTTGCAGCTTTCTATTATAAAGATATGAATGCTCCAGAATATTGTAGGTTGTATTCTCAACCTTCACACGCCTTCAAATCCTTCGGAAGAGCGTGTTTAACAAATGAGGGTAATTGGGAGAGAAGATAATGATTAAAAATATAATCATATTAGGCCTCCTTTTTATGTTAATAACAGGTATGTCTACAACGGATGTTGTTGCATATGTTGAGGAAAACCAGCTTATTGACAAGTTGAGTGAAATGTTATATAATGTAGTTAGGAGTGTGAAAAACAATGTATAAAAACATAATGAAGATAGGACTTTTAGGCGTTCTAATAATTGGCCTAAATGCTTGTTCGTCAAAGACTTATAAAATTAAGCAAGAGACAGACAAGTTAGTTAACGAAGTGCCGTCTTGGTATATGGCGGACTTTGATAATGCTAAACATTGCGACATATCTATGTGGGCAAACAATGGCATTGTCAAAACAGATGATGATGAGAAGACTTGTATCTTCGGAGTTGGTACTAGTGTATCACCATCATTAGAACTTGCGATTGAGAAAGCGAAGTTGATTGCGAAAGCAGAAATGGCTGATATTGTTGCAGGTGAAATGAACAAGAAGGCGAAAATCTTTGTAACCGAAATAGGTAAAACAAATGTTAAGACCGTGGTTACAGAAGTAGAAACAGCGATGGTAAATGTCATTGCGAATACACCAGTGAGAGGATATGAAATCTTTGCACAAGAGGTAACTAGAACAAAGAACGGTTACTATAGAGCGTGGATAGGTTTAAGACTACCACTTGGTGAGTTTAATAAAATGTACGATTACACAATTGCAGAAATTGTTGATAGTCATAAACTTAAACTAAAAGCTGCTGAAGCCTTCAAAAGTGTTGAAGACACAGCAAAGGCAAAAAAAGATGGCAAAAGCGAATAGTATAGTTGTCTACACAAAAGACAATTGTCCATTTTGTGTTAAAGCTAAGGCCTTAATTAAAGGCCTTGGTTTCAAATATGAAGAAAAAAACTTGAAAGAGTTTGAAAGTCCTGAGGCAATGATAAAAGACATAGGTAAAAATGTTAGGTCAATGCCTCAAATTAAAATCAATGACGAGTTAGTTGGCGGTTATAATCAGTTGATAGAACATTATAACAAGCAAGGACTTGTTGACTTCAAAGGGAATAAGATTAGTGAGTGATGATAAAAAGAATGATTATGAGAATGTAATTTTATTTCCAGAAAATAAGATGGCAAAGAAGCGTGTTGATGTTGACCCAAAGGCACAAGAGAAAATGCGAGACTATCAAGCTGCAAAGTTTGTAGAAACAGCGACAGATGAAATCGGATTAGATTTGATAAGAAGATTTGTACAAATGGGATTAGATACTAAACAAGATGTATTTACAAAAGACCTTGCAATGTCAATGGACGCTGTACGAGGTCTCTTGTACAGACAATTTAATATAGCACACCCTATTCAAAAGGTAGTAGACTATGCTGTTAAATTGAAGATGAATAAGAAAGGTGTGGTTACTGCTCGTATTGAATATGCGAATATGTCAGATGAGATAACAATGACTACCAGACCTCTAAACAAAGATGTATCAGATGAACTAAACGATAGGAACAATGGTATGTTCCAGTTTACAGAAAATTTTGATTTTACACCAGATTACCCAGGACAAGAAGGACCGGAAGATGATGACGATTTACACGGCGATTTTCCAGACCCGGATCCTGAAGGACCACAGAAGTAATGAATTTAGTGCTTGACAAGCTATACGAGTTAGTGTATAATGAGTACTTAATAAGGAATTTGTCTATGGAATACCATTATAATGCGATAGACCATAGCAAGTTGTCAGACAAGACATTAAAATCAAACTTGAAAAGGAGGTTAAACAATTATGTTTAACATTTTTAAATTATCTAAAGGAGATAAAACTATGGCTAGAACTAAGCTATCAAAAACAGAAAAGATTAGAAATCTTTTCAACAAAGGTTCAGATGTTTCTTGGAAACAATTGAGAAACACATACGACCTTAAATCACCGGCTGCAATGGTTGGTAAATTAAGAAACGAAGGTTTAATGATTTATGAAAATAGGTCATCTAAAGGCGTTTCATATAGAGTTGGTACACCATCAAAAGCAGTAATCGCTGCTGGTATCAATGCTGTATTCGGCAAACAAGTCGCTTACACAGCATAATGAACTCAATAGTAAGATTACCTAGCGGGATGCTTACATAGAGTTGTGTGAGGCGAGGAAAGCGAGAGTGGAACTCGCCTCCACATTTTAACTTAAAAAGGAATATATGACAGACGATAATTCAGTTGACAAATCTTTTGAGAATGAAGTACCAGCACCTAGTCCTATGGTGCAGATACCATTAAAAGAATATGATAAACTAAAAGAGAAACAGCATTACATAACAGATAAAACATTAATTGAATACATTGACAAGGTAGAATTTTTTGTAAAAGAATTGAGAAAACATATAGTAAGGACGGATATATAAATGGCAAAAATGAGAATATTTAAGTTTTGGAATGAAGCAGGTGACGAAAAAGAAAAAGAAGCAATGAGTTTGAAGAAGGCAACTATGTCTGTTCAAAACGACTTCAAAGACAGAATGATAAGTGTTGAATATATCAGTAAAAAAGGTAAAGAAATGTGTCATAGTATTATGATACCTATTGGTAGAAAAGTAAGACAAGCTCTTAAAATAGAAAAGAAGAGAGCAGCTGCAAAAGCAAAATTAGAAGCAAGTAGAAGAAGTGCATAATGATTATAGTTGATTTACACCAAGTGCTTATTAGTAATCTGATGGCACAAATGAGTAGAGTATCTTACCAGAAAGGCAATCAACAAGGTATTGCCAACAAAGAAATGGTTAGATATATGGTATGTAATTCAATTAAAGGATACATTAGAAAGTTTAGTAGTGAATACGGAAAAGATTTAGTACTTGCTTGTGATAGTGGTAATCCTTGGAGACGAGACTTCTTTCCTCAATACAAAGCAAGTCGTAAGACAAGTAGAGAAGAGAGTACAAACGATTGGGATAACCTATTTAATCTCATATGGGAAATCAAAGAAGAATTAAAAGAGAACTTTCCTTACAAAGTAATCGCTATTGACAATGCAGAAGCAGATGATATTATCGCTACCATTGTTAAAATGCAGACAGAAGACAAGTATCTAATTATATCAGGCGATAAAGACTTCAAACAATTACAGAAGTATAGTAATGTAAGTCAATATAGTCCAATACAGAAACATATGGTTGTTGAAGATAATCCAACTAGATACTTACACGAACAGATTATCAAAGGCGATAGGTCAGACGGAATACCTAATATCCTATCAGCAGATGATGTCTTTATTACAAAGACAAAACAAAGTCCTATTACAAAGAAGAAACTAGAAGAGTGGTCGCAGATTGACGATATACCACTAGGTTCAGAAACAAAGAAATATTACAATAGGAATAAGAAGTTGATAGACCTAGACCAGATACCTAACGCTATGGTAGAATCTATTATAAATAGCTATAACGACTATGAAGTACCAAGTAGGTCCAAACTACTACCTTACTTTATAGATAATAAACTGAAATCGTTGATTGAACACATTAATGATTTTTAATATTGCAATATTAAGAGGAAAATGAAATGGCAAATGAAAATATAAATCAAAGTATGAAAATGGCAGCAATGTCTTCTTCATCTATGGCTCTCACTTACCACGAAATCCTAACTAAAGTTAACAATGCAAAAGACAAGGCAAAGAAGACAGAAATCCTACGCCAGTATGATAGTGTCTCTTTGAGACAAATACTAAAAGGTGCATTTGACCCGAAAATACAATGGGACTTACCAAAAGGTAACCCACCATATCTTCCAAATGAAGCGCCTGTAGGTACTGAACACACTTTCCTTGATTCCGAAGCAAAGAGACTTTGGCATTTCGTAAAAGGTGCAGACCAAAATCTATCCAAAGTAAAAAAAGAAACTTTGTTTATTCAAATTTTAGAAGGTTTACATCAAACAGAAGCAGAATTGCTTATTGCTGTAAAAGAGAAGAAGTTAAATAATATGTACAAAGGTCTAACGGCTAATCTTGTAAAAGAAGCGTTTGGGTGGAATGACGATTTTGTTAAGCTAGAAGCATAACAATACAACGGTTTTAGGGTATTTTCCATACTAAAAATACCCATATTTCCCCAAAATAAGCTCATTTTTTGCTTGACAATGTACCTAGGAAGTGATAGAATAAATAATATTAATGATTGAGAAAGGTATATAATGAAAAGCTTGATAAAAACGATAGTATATGTACTTGCATTTTTGTATTTGTCTGGTGTAGCATTACACTTAACTATGCAGAAAGCAAAGGCAGATGACTATGTTGTGGCGACTAGTGCCCACATCATAAAAGAAACGGTTAACGGTAACATTGACCATAGTGCTGTGTTGAAGTCTGAACTTGAAAGATTAACACACTCAATGGCAATAGAAATGACTTTTGTATTACAGAAGCATTTACCAAATATATTAGAGAGCATTGCTTCTGATATTAGAGTTAACGGTATAGATAAAGTGTACAAAGAAAGTCAAACAAAGGAGTAGTATGTTAGAAAACTTAATTTACTCAATGGCTGACTTGGTTTCTCTTATGAAGACCTTGGCGCCGATTGAACTATGGGTGATTATACTTGGTGGTATAACATCATTTTTGATTATGGAGTATAGTGATAGAAAAAGACAAAGAGACGAAAAAATCAAAAGATAGGGAGAACAAACACCAGTGCCGAAAGAAACTAAACCTAAATCAGTTAGGTATGCAACTTTAAAGAAGAGAGTAAAGGCAGAATATGAGCATACTAGACAATACAAGACTACCTATAAAGACATTAAGAAAGTCTTTCAATGGATAAATGAGGCAGTCTTTGACGCCAAACTTGCACCGTTTAATGAGATAACGATACGAGATTTGAGACCGATAAAATGTTTTGGTCAGGTTACACACTGGGAGTGGAAAAG